CGTTGGGTGATGACTGTATACATGCAGTATCAGTGTTACCATCGAAAGCATTCGCAGCCACACCGGAAGACGCCGAATACGCGCCGGTGGGTCGGTTCATGGTGCGGTAAAGGACATTCAGCGCGTCGATCGAGCCTTCGGGAAGGTAATACCTTGCTTGTTCGGGTTTGGTGCCAAATATCTCGGTGCCAATCGCCCAGTATTGGATACCCCGATTAGCGAGGTTTGAAAGCAAGAAGAATAACGATTCTTTTGCCGATAATACTTGCTCTGATGTTAGTTCTTCGGCGAGTTTACCACACCGACGAGCGCCATGGTCGATGAGTGTTTGTACCGATATTTGAGTGGCTCCGACAGTGCCTGAAGTATTCATCAATTACCATCCCGGACAATTCCAACGCTTCATCGACGCTCTTGCACGAGAACCCTCGTCCGACTTTTTGGCCACCGGACCCATACGAGCACAAAACGAATCCCGTCTTGGACCACCCTGAGGCTGCGGAGCTTTAAGATTAGATCCCGTCTCGCGATTATACTTTGCTCTGCCCTTCTCCGTCAACCCCGCGCCGCGCTCGACGGGCATTTTTTCGCCTCTTCCGACCGACAGCGATACATCGCCACCCTTGGCCATCTTCGCGGTCTTCGCGGACTCTTTGAATGCCTTCTCGGTGGGTGCTCCGGCGGTGCCGGGCTTCCGCATTTTCTCGCCCGATCCTTTGGCGATCCGCTCGCGCTTGGCATTGATATTCTCGTATAGCCCACCCGAAGCCATCTTGTCTGGCAGCTTGCTATATGATTTTTTGCCGACATTGCTCGACGTATATTCAGCCGCGACGTCCTGCGAAATGCCAGTGCGCTTAGCCAGCTTCGGATTGTGCTCGACCGCCTTCATCAGGCGAAATTGGGCTTTGGACTTTGCTGGCATTTAGGCCACCTGAATCATCGCTACAATGACTGAAGGGATCGCGGGGAAAGCTGGCGTAACACTAACTGGTAAATGCTCTAATGTTACCGTGGTCGATGTAGGTACCCAGTATATCTCCACGTAATCGTTCGCATTAAGATCGAGCAAGAACGTCAACGCCGCCACACCATAACCGAAAATTGATGCACTTTTTCTAGCAGGTATCGTGTACTGGGTCGCGGAATTGGCAAGGTCTGAGCCGTTGATTCGAAGCCACACCGTCGCATCTTGCTGTGCGTTGTCTGTATTTTTGTACTGCGCACTAAATTGCAGGTTATATTTTCCATCTACGGGGACGGTGATGCGACTACCACTTACCAAAGTGACGCCATCCGACACATCCACTGTGTTGAAGGTCATCGCGACACCAGCGGAGACATTTCCCGTCTGGTCGGTCGAATCACTAAAAGCACCATATGCAGAATTGTATGCGCGTACAAGATTTAAGGTCGTTTTAACGTTCGCACCGCTCTGGACCATCGGAATTAGTTCGGCACCAGTCAGTGTGGTAGCAGACGGCATTGCGGATATCTTCTGATCAGCCATTATGAGGCCTCCAACACTATTTTATCGTTGTTCTCTTGCAGAACATACCCGGGTGACGTTTCATCGAGGATATAAAATGTGGTAGTAGGTAAAGCTCCATATACATCAACCACACCATTATCACCTACATCAAGCCCGAAATCGGTACCACCTATGACATTCTGCGCACCAATCCCTAAGGCAAAACCATCCGAAGTGTTCGCTTGATTAACTACTCCTGAGTATCCGACTTTTCCCATCAGATACCAGCTTGGATGAGATTTAGCGTAGCACTTCCAGATCCGCTATTTACCAGCACTTTAATGCCAGTTACCGGAAACGCGTAGTTACCGTCAGCGTTCGCGACCTCGCCAGCCACCGTTGGGTGCGAATACCATGTGGTGAATCCTACAGCGGGATCATCAAATGTGTGCTGCACAGTGTAATTCACGGTTCCGGTAACGAGAACGCCGAATCCGACGTTGAACGGGCTGATGTTGGTGTTCATCACTATAGCGCTACTGCTGCCAACACCAGTTTTAGATACAGTTTGAACTTTCATTTCAAAGCCCCATAAAGAACGGGAGGCCGAAGCCCCCCGCCATGCTTAATAAGCCATACCACCGCGTACTTTACCGCCCTTACGGAATGTTCCGGCCAAACGGTCAATAGCCACCGGTGGTGACTTCTTGCGCTCGGGCATAGCTACAGGGGCACCCGAATCAACTTTTCCCCCCGTAGCATAGTGCTTTTTTGCGGAGCCGCCTTTCTTGAAGCCGCCCTGCCCATTCACTACACCACCAGTCTTGTAGCCGCCTTGACCCTTAACCACGCCACCCGTCTTTAGACCTTTATGGCCCTTCGAAGCTGGCATATCTGCATGCTTGCTTAGCTTCTTCTCGACGTTTGAAATAGCTTTCTTTTCCTTAGCATGCATTAACGGCGACTCCAACTCACCGCCGTCTTTCATGCGACCCGGCGTCAGACCCGAAATCTTACGAGCTACAGCCGGAGGCATAGAACGAGGCATACCGCCCATGGCCATCTTTTTAGGATGAGCCACCGAACCGCCTTTTTTAAGTTTCAAAATCACGGAAGGTTCCGTGGTCATCATTTTCACCATCGGTTTGAATTCAGCCATTGTGTGCCTCCTCAAACTTTCTGAGCATAAGTGACCGTCAGGCGATAAATGCCTTGAGTCGTGCTAATGGTGCCGTCTGGGTCCACCGTCAAAACCACGCTAGTGTTCGAGCCTACATCAGCCATTGCCGCTAATTGCGCAGCAGTGAATGTCAATGCAGCACGACCACCGCCAATGACGTCAGTCGCCGACAAATACTGGGTGCCTGCAGCTGCGGTACCAATGGTAGCATTGATAGCCGTTGCAGTACCACCACCGACGACTTCGTTCTGAACTTGATCAATAAAGAAACTAATGATCTGCGAGTTCGCCGGAATAGTTACCGAGGTACTGGAAGCTGCGCCAGAGGCCAAGGTAGTTACCGTCGAAGTTTGCATCAGAACGACAAAACCGCCGTCGGTCGTATCAGTCAGTGTACCGGATCCCGAGCGCAGCGCTGTGCCAAAATATGTTTGCGCCATATCTATCTCCAAAAATAACGGGGGGACGAACCCCCCATGAGATTACACACCCGGGGTGCCGTACATTGCTCGCCAATCGGTAAAGCCAACGTCGTAACGCTCAGTCGCCTTGTAGCGCATTGAGTCAGTTTCGAAATCGCCTTCCATGGTCTTCTCCAGACGACGACGCATCAAGAGCTTCATACCCTCTGGTGCATCAGTCTGAACCCACCATGCGGTAGCCGAAGTCAAACGAGACATGACAGTCGCGCCTTCGTCCAGCAAACCGATCGATTTAATCGGGTTGACGTCGTTGTTCGCGGTGCCTGCACGTAGAACCGACTTCAGCAGCACTTCGGCTTGGAACACGTTGCCCGGAGCCACGACCAACTGCTTCGGAACTAGACGGATTTTCTTGCCGTTGTTGTCCACTGCTTGACGGATCTGGATCAGCATCTGTTCGAGCGAAGTCTGCGACAAGTTCGCCGCAGTGCTTAACAGGTTAGATGCAGTACCATTTACGATTGGATGCGAAGCCGAGTTCAACTGCACACCATCGCCGCCCGGATACGACGCGTTAAACGCGTAGTTCAGAACGTTTGCTGATAGCGTCTCTTTGGTTTCGACCAGCGACTGCGCCAAGTGTTTGGCGTAGGTCTGACCAATACGGATGTGATCGCCATCTTCGACCAGCACTTTGGTCAACGCAAAGGCCAAGCCATACACGTTGTACACATAGCGCTTGAGGAAGAGTACACCACCCTGCTGATACGTTACCGGAGTACCGTCAGGCAGTTGAGGTGCAGCGCCAAATCCGTACAGGACTGGCTCTTCATGGTAGTTACGTGGGATACCGGTCTGCTCGCGGAAAACACGCGACCATTCGTCGGCACGTTGATCGTAGACACCATCGAATGCTTCGTTAAGAATAGGCTCGACGATGCTACGAAAGTCTGTACTTCTCATCGGGGCTGCCATAGTTCAGACCCTCCTTAAATGCCAGTGTACGCTGCCGTGACCTGCGACTTGCTGATCTGGGCGCGAACGATTACATAGGAATCACCCCAAGCGTTGTCAGGGTACGGAGCAATGTTTAGGATCTGCATTTGACCCTGCACACCCGATGCCTTCAAAGTCGAAGACAGAGTGGCCTGTGAGAGACCGGTGGTCGTCGAACCCGCAGTGGTGTTCGACAAATCGGCTTCTGCACCAATCGATGACTGGGCTACAGTACCATCGGTCTGAATCTCGTAAACGATATTCGGATCTTGGTAGAAGTAGGTATTGCAAGAACCGGTTACATATGCGGTATTTGCAGGCCAGTAATTTGAAACACGACGACGGCCAGTGGTGTCAGTCCACTCGACGCCAGAAAAAGCACCAACGAATGCGTCACCAGCCGATGCGGGTAGAATTACACCAGCAGTGTCTAGCTTCACAGGTTGGCCTTTGAGAATCGACGAGCCATAGCCCGACGTAATACCGTCCACGATCATTGTCGCACGATCCAAACCACTCGGATGGAAGGCAGGGCGCAGACCGAACGGAGCAGAGGTAGCACTCATATTAACTCCTAATCAGTAATACCCGTCACTCAAAATGAGGTACGGGCGCACGGTTGTCAATGCTATTCATGCCATCACCCTCGACACTGCCAAGACGCCGACCATTGTTGTCACGTACCGATTGCAGCTGCTCAACCGAAACGCGGATTTTATCCGCTTCCTCTTGAGGCGCGTAATGGTGGACTTCTGCCATAAGCTGCTGATAAATCTCCATCGGCATCTTATACAACACCATCTCGTTACATGACACGAATCCGGCATGCTCACCTGATTTAACCTTGTACGTCTCAAAGCCGGGTAGCTCTTCGGCTTTTACTGGTTCGTATCCAAGGCGGATGCGCTTGTGGATCGGGTCGTAAGAATTAGTAGTGGAAAGCCAGCACAAATGATAGCCCGGTATTTCCGGTGGAGTGGGCAGCGCCTCTTGGATCCACTCATTGCGGAACATCTTACGACGTTCTTCGCTGCTTGCGAGTTCAGCGTCGGCACCTGTCGTTCTATCGTCTTGCATTGCGCGAGACTCTCGGCCACCGGCGTTTAGATTCTTTTTCAGTCGTTCATCTCTCATGTTCATCCCCTTTGACTACGGTCATATTCAACATACTTTTTGATCATCTTCTGACGCTCTGCGGGGTCATCCCACATGCCAGCTTCTTTGATGGCCCGGACTCTCTCAGGTGAAAGTCTAATCTCATTGGCCTTCGGACTACTTGAAGCTTCGCGTCCAGAACTGGTCTGTATGCTGCGAGGTGTACGATTGTTCGACGAACGATCTGACTGACCACGATTATACCTGTGTGGTAAATACTTTGTCAAGCGTTCGTCGAGTTCCTCCCAGTAGTCATCGGTAGTCGGATCCCATCCCTCGGACGACAAAATCTCGTCGATCTTGACCGCCACGGCGGAATCGGCATCCTTCCCCTCGGGGTCGTACCAATTATTTCGCTCCATCCAAGCGGCGGCTTTGCGTTGCATCCGGACGTCCGGCGCTTTAGGTACCCCTTGCTGGTCCTGAGCGGTCGCCGCCCGACGCTTGATCTGCTCCAGTGCTTCGACCTGCCTCCGAGCTTCGTACCAGTCCTCTTGAGCTTGGACCAGACGAGCGCCATCTCGGGCGTCCGAAGCCTCGGCGATCT